ATGCTCACAATTAAGCAGATTGACGCAGCAAAGACCAAGGATAAGCCGTACAGAATTGCAGACGGCAACGGGCTTTATCTCTACATCCCGGCTTCAGGTAAGAAGGTCTGGCAGCTCCGGTATCAGTTCGAAGGGAAAGAAAAAATACACACGGTGGGTAAGTATCCGGAGATCGGCCCTGCCGATGCCAGGAACATGGCTTTTGAGGTAAAGCGTGATTTGGCGATTGGGCTTAACCCGGCGACAAAGAAACGGCAGCAAGAAAAGGCGCCTGACACTTTTGCCTCTATATATGAGGAGTGGTACAAGCACAAACGCCAGGTGTGGTCGGAAGGTTATGCAGTAGAGTTACAGCGTATGTTTGACGCCGACATACTTCCTTATATAGGGAAGATGGCGATGGATGAGATTGAACCGATGACACTTTTAAAGGTGCTCAGAAGGTTCGAAGATCGCGGGGCAATGGAGCGGGCTAACAAGGCGCGGCGGCGGTGCGGTGAGGTTTTCCGGTATGCGGTTGTTACCGGGCGGGCAAAATACAACCCTGCGCCTGACTTAGCAGATGCCATGCGAGGCTACAGGAAGCAGAATTTCCCTTTCCTTCCGGCTGACCAGATACCGGCCTTTAACCAGGCACTGGCCGGTTACTCTGGAAGCACCATTTCAAAGGTTGCGACACAGGTTCTGCAATACACCGCTATGCGTACGAAGGAACTCAGGAGTATGCAATGGATAAACGTCGATTTTGAGAACAGGGTTATCAATATTGACGCTGAGATGATGAAAAAGAAGCGCACTCATGTAGTGCCCATGTCTCAACAGGTTTATGACTTACTGCAGATGTTGAAGCCAGTAACGTCCGTGTCACCATACGTATTCGCCGGCAGAAACGATAAAAGCAAGTCGATAAGCGAGAACGCCGTATTGCTTGTCATTCGTCAGATTGGATATGAAGGACTAGCGAGCGGGCATGGGTTCCGTCATCAGTTCAGCACAATTCTCAACGAGCATGGCTGGTCATCAGATGCCATCGAGAGACAACTGGCGCACGTAGACAAAAACAATATTCGCGGCGTCTACAATCATGCGCAGTACATGGATACGAGACGCGACATGATGCAATGGTGGGCTGACTACATAGACGGAAAGGTTAGCTGACAACTAAACACGCAAAGGCCTGGTAAAGGTCACAAACCTTTGCGTGTCCCAAATCTGTCTCAGCACTTAGTATGAAAATACCGCGCTCTTCGGCTAGGCTGTCGTTACCCACCCCGCAGTCTACTCAGATGGGCGCGGTACGTGTCTGCCCCGTCGCCGGGGCTTTTTTAATGCTGTTACATATCTTATCAATTCTTGCCTTAATCCTAATCTAATGACAAGATCCGCCTTTTACTGGGGGTAGGAATGCTCAAGCTATTCGCTCGATACGCTTCTGTGGGCGTAATAAACACAATGATCCACTGGGTAGTCTTCACGGCTTTGTACATGTCTGGTCAATCGCAGTCTATCTCTAACTTTTCAGCCTTCTGTGTAGCTGTGACGTTTTCTTTCTTCGCTAATGCCAGGTGGACTTTCAGCGCCGAGGCGACAACCATCCGCTACATGATCTATGTATTCTTTATGGGCGCTCTGGCTACAGCAACAGGTTGGTATGGAGACAAGCTCTCTCTGAGTCCGGTTATCACATTGATAACATTCTCTTTAATTAGCCTTATATGCGGCTTCATGTATTCCAAATATATCGTGTTCAGGGAAGGAAAATGAAAATATCTCTGGTTGTCCCCGTATTCAATGAAGAAGAAGCAATCCCGATTTTTTACCAAGAAGTGAGAAGTAAGCTACCAGCGTCTCATTATGATGTTGAGATTATTTTTATAGATGACGGCAGCCGGGATAACACCCTGGCAATTATCAGCGCGCTGGCATCCGCCGATCGTCAAATAATTAGCCTCCCGCTTACACGGAACTTCGGTAAAGAAGCTGCGCTTTTCGCTGGCCTTGATAATGCAACAGGTGATGTCGTTATCCCGATTGACGTTGACCTGCAGGACCCTGTCGAAGTCATCCCTCAGATGCTCGCAATGTGGGAAGCTGGTGCTGATATTGTACTGGCTAAGCGTTCAGATCGCAGTTCTGACAGTCACCTGAAAAGAAAGACTGCCGAATGGTTCTATCGCCTTCATAACAAAATAAGCAGCCCATGCATAGAGGAAAACGTCGGCGACTTCCGCCTGATGTCACGAGGTGTTGTAGAAAGTATTAAGCAGTTGCCGGAAAGAAACCTTTTCATGAAAGGTGTGTTGTCATGGGTAGGCGGAAAGACCGAGATTATTGAGTATGTCCGCGCTGACAGGGTTGCCGGTTCAAGCAAATTCAACGGCTGGAAACTATGGAACCTGGCGTTAGAAGGCATCACCTCATTCTCAACAATTCCGCTCCGGATCTGGACATACCTGGGTTTTTCCGTCGCCGCGCTTTCTTTCCTGTATGGCGTATGGATGATTATTGACAAAATAGTATGGGGGAACAACGTGGCTGGTTACCCCTCACTTTTAGTTTCAATTCTCTTCCTGGGCGGTGTTCAGCTTATCGGTATCGGCGTTCTTGGTGAATATATCGGAAGAATATATATCGAGACGAAGAACAGGCCGAGATATATTATCAAAGAGGGAAGGAAATGATTTCAAGGAAACACATCGGCAAATTTTTCTATGTTGTGTTTTTTGCCGCCATGTATGCGGTGTACTACAGGATTTCGCAAAGGATACCTATCAATTCTGACATGGCTTCGGGGTTGATTGAAGCTATTGATGTGGCCGCTGGGAATATATTCCTCAAAGGATGGTCGCTCTCAACGGTGCCTTTTTACTTCACTGACATATTAACTTATGCGGCAGTAATAAAGGTGTTTTGGTATTCGTATAAGTTAAGCTACATAATTCCTTCTGTTATCTTGTCACTTCTCTGTATGGGTATCGTCGCGGCATCAGAGAATAAAAACGCTGGATTTCTCACCGCATTGTTTTTCGTTGGCTCGCCAGTTTTGTTTCTGGCTAAAAGCATCCTTGTGCCAGTCATCCATGTTGGCACTTACCTGTACTGTGTTGCGGCATACATCATTATTCTTAAGTACTTGCGCACAGGATGCCGCTATAGCCTTGCAGGCTTCTTTGCACTGATGGCTGTGACATTTTTCAGCGACGGCATTGCCGTATGCCTCATCCTGCTGCCTTCTCTTGCCGCGGCCGGATTTAACTTCCTGTTTGGTCGTAAAGAAAATCGCTGGTATATCGTCGCTGTAGTGAGCCTGCTGGCTTTCGCAGTATCGAAGGTGATATGGGCGTTGTTCAGGCATCAGGGTTTTGATGTGCCGTATGTTTTCCCTACCAACTTCTCAGCAGTTAGCGCGATATGGGTTAACTTCAGCGATTTTATGGAAGGGTTTATCAGGTTCAGCGGCGGTTATTTCTTCGAGATGGACGCTCAGGACCACGATGTGATCTGGAAATTAATGTGCTTTGTCTGCGCCTCTCTGCTGCTGTTTGTTATCATTGCACGCATCGTAAGGTTCAAGACATTAGACAGCACTGATATTTTCCTGCTGGCCGCCGTGCTTGTGATGCCTCTTGCGTTCTGTGTGAGTAGCATTGCATCGGGGATTACGTCAGTAAGATACATAATACCCATGCTAATTTTTGGCTCGATACTCGCGTCTCGCCATTCTTCTCTGACAGTCTTTAATGGAAAGTTTAAGTTGTTGGTAGCCGCCATGCTCCTGGCAGGCTCAGCACATCATGTGCATGAGTCTCTGAAATCACCAAAAGCTGAAAACCATTTCCAGGAAATTTCATCTGATTTAAGTAAGGCCGGGCTTAAAAATGGCTTTGCTGATTTCTGGTTTGCTTCCTCGGTGTCATTATATGGTCAGGTTCATGTTTCTCCGGTTCATTATGATTTTGAGAAATTCACTAAGATGAACTGGCTCAGCAAAGAAGAGTGGTTCGACAGGAAAAATACGTTCGTGATAATTCACGATGAAGGAACAAAAAAGACCGCACTTAAGGCGTTCGGCGTGCCGTCACGGATTGTCACAGCCGGAGGTCTGCCTGTGTATGTGTGGGATGGGATAAAGGCCTACTGAGAATAAGCCCCTTTTCAGGGGCTTTTATTTTTACCAGGACAGTATTTTTGGTGAGTACATAAACGTTGCCCGATATGCCAGGTTTGCTACCCCGCCAGAGAATGCTATCTGTGTGCCATTAACATACTGTGTGGTCATAGGTGTCATTGCCCCATCAGTTGCCGCCCGATAGAAGCACTGCGCCATCAGCCCCTTCGTAACCGCTCCCGAAATGCCATGCGTAATAACTGCTGAACCACTTGAATCACACGTTCCGTAAAAGGTGACGAGCGAAAACAGAGCATCGTTTGAAGGGTTTACCTGACCGGAGATAGTGCCGGTGCTTGTAGTCTGGAACACATCAGCAGAATTTGATGATGAGTTATTCGTATCCAGACCGTTAATCGTAATATGCCCTGAGTCAGTTCTTATTGCAGCATAGCCTGAATTAAGGGAGTTCCACGACCGGATGCGAACGTTAGAAAGGGTTGCTGTGCCGCCGTTAGCCAGATAGATGGCGTTGGCATCACATCCCATCAGGTCTACGTTTGTCAGCTGAAGAGTAGTGTTATAGCCACTTCCCAGCGTGTTGAAGCTGTAGACAGCAACACTGTTTGTTCCGCTATTCGCTCGGCAATATGCATACAGATTGCTTACCGACACCTCACAGGCGTCCTGTAGCAACAGCCCATAAACGCAGTCATCAAAGCCAAAGTTTGTGCCGTGGAGCCTGCTTACGCCGCCGGTCATGTGGCCGGTAGTTTCGGTGTAGCACTGAATCCCGACTTTGATGCCAAAGGTAAAGATATTGTACAGCTGAGGGTTATCAACGCGTCCCAGTTGAATGGCAGTTGTGTTCGCGATCTGATAATTCATCACTGCAGATGCTGATGACCAGAATGTCCAGCCAAGATGGATATTACTAATGCGTACGACGTCGCCTGAGCGGTCCACGGAGATACCCGTGTTAATCACCTGGCCGAAGATGCGGTCGATAACCCCGCGCGCCACGTTGATGAGGTAGATGCCTCGATAGACGTTGCGCAGCATCACGTTCTCAACCATTACCGACTGACCACCGTGCTCGTAGTAAGGCTGAGCATAAGCATAAATGGCGGTTGGAGTGACTGAAGGAGTCCATGATCCTGAGCCAGGGTTCCCCTGGTTATGCTCGATTTCAAGGTCGGAAATTGAAACCGAGTTGCCAGTCACATAGAAGCCATACGCGTCTGCTGATGCCAGGTAGTCCTGGTAAATGATGGTCCCGCGCGTAAATTGCTTGGTCCAGTCGCGAGTTGTAGCGCCGGTATAGTCGCGCACATCTTGCCAGCCATCGCCGTAGATAATACAGGAGCCGTCAACAACCAGCCGTGAAGTTGTACGGTACTTGCCAAAAGGGATATAAAGGCTGCGTCCCTGCGCAATAGCAGCGGTTATAGCTGCCTGCAGAGCAGATGTATCATCTGTCGATCCATCTCCCTTTGCGCCGAAATCGAGCGCAGAAAGTGATTCGTCGTTTTTGCTCTCCTGCGTTCTCGATACCGCACCTGCATAGTTATTCTTGATGCCAATCAGCTTGTCGCCGTTGGTAATCAGGCCGCTCTTATCTAACAGGTCGGCGACTTCAATTACAACAGAGTCATCTGTTGGTGAAAGCTGGTTTACGCGAAGCAGACTCATTTGTTACCTCTTATTAATTTGAGCGGCGGGCGCGAATCACGCCGGACGCTGAAACAGTTCCTGATGCAAAAGAAGCCTGCACAACCAGATATAAAACTGTTGATGTTGTTATCAGTAAGCGCTGATAAGGAACAGCTACGGCGGTCGTGTCTACGGCTGCAGCTGAAGGGTTTCTGTATCGGTTCGGGAATGCCGGAAGCGTTGCTGACGTCGTGGTGAAGCCGCCGATAATATTGGTGATAATATTTCCGGACGCTGTGTACTCAACCGTACCGTGGATATCCCAGTCTCCTGCCGTCAAGGTCAGGCTGGTAACGTTTACAGCCGTTGCTGTTGTGAGGGCTACGGAAGATGCTGAAGCAGATAAGTATTCGCCAATATCCCCTGCTGCTGCGCCTGACCCGTCTGTTACCCCTTTCCTGCTGCCAAGAACTTGCTTCCCGCCTGCAGTTGTCCCGTCACCGGCATACAGCTTGTTGGTTGTGGTATCTAAAACCAGCTCGCCACTCAGTGGAGTGTACGCTGATACTTTCGCAGTGGTCCCGCGCTTCACCTGAATAGAGCTTGCCATTCACCCTCCTTACAGCGTGCCAAGGTCGACAGCGCCAAGCGTCAGGGCGACACTCACGTCAGCAGAGCCATCTACTGATGCAGTCCCTGTAGATGCGCCGGTAAACGTGATGTTTCTTGCTGTGGTCCATTTTGCTGCCGAGGTGACAGTAAGTGGCTTGCCGCCAGCATTGGTGCCATCGCCAATCACTAATCGCCAGTTGTCAGTATCGATTACGACTTCGCGCGCCAGCGGTGTGTACGCGGCCACTTTCGCGGCGGTGCCGCCTTTTAATTGCAGTGATGCTGCCATGTGGTTTCCTTAAAGTTCGCCGTAATCGACGTTTGCGCCGGAGTTGTTTACTTGCTGGCCGTTTGCGATCGTCCAGAAGGAGTGTTCGGGGATGGTGACTTGTTGGCCTGGCGTGACAGTGATTACCGGTCCGAATGACCATGCATTCATGTAGTCAGGGATGGTGACGCTGTTGTCTACCGTCTGCTTATGCCAGGAGATAACCGAGAACGCGCTGGCCTCTAACGGAACATTCCCTGTCAGCTGTTTCTGGATGTTTGCATCTGCCTCTGCGCGGGCATTGGCCTCTGCGGTATCAGCTTCTTTCCTTGCGGCTGCCTCTGCCTGAATCTGCGAATCTGTGTAAGTGCGTCCCTCGGCACTGATTGCATCGGCATAGGTTTTATTAACCGCGTCGCCCCCGTTCTTCGGGTCGCCAAGATTTGCAATACGATTGCCCTTCGCGTCGTAATAGCTCGCGAAGATAGAAGGCTTCCGCAGGATCAGGGAATCGAATTTCCAGCCATATTCCTGAATGAGCATGGTCAGCTTATCCAGCGCGGCTTCGTGAGAAGTGGCCGGAAATTTACCGTTTTCGTAATACTTGGTTTCCTGGGTTACGGGAGGATTCCGGTAAATCAGAATCGTGCTGCCAGTCGGGTAGGTGGCGTTTGCAGTTAGCGTACCGCCTCCGCCATCTCCTGCACCGGTTACGGAAAAGTCGGTACCATTGACTATCTCGCTCACGTTTCCACTTGCATCCTGCACCATCGCGCTAATATCGCTGTTGAGCAGGAAATAAAACGGAATAGTGAATGATGTAGTGGTCCCGTCCCCGTTATACTCGACGTAACTTTGGGTGGATGAAACTGTCATCTGCCTTTCTCCGGGCGTGTGTAATCCCCACAGGGGAATCCTGCGGTAAGAGGTTTAATGCGAAATATTCAGCCTTCAGAATTCGATATGGCCATAACAGCAGCGGTAGTTCTGTCGCTTATATCATTGCCATATCTGGACTGGTGGGGTCTGCTTGTAGGCCCAACGACGGTTCTGATGTTCGTGTGGGCCTATTATTCAATGGTGTTCGTATCCTGGATGGGCAGCTTCATTAAAAGGCTTACCGGCCGAGCATGAATTGTGAAGGGGGTATCATGAAATCGTTGCCCTGATTCTTTCTCAAATTTTGCTCATAGCGGTGTAGAGAACCAGGTGACAGGGATTCCTGTAGCTGGTTCAGCACAAGCCAGTTAAGCACTGGTCTCGCATAGAACAGATTGATGAAAGGCGTGTGATCAACAGTAAATCTGAATGCATCACCAGCCTTTGCATCTCCCGATCTCGCCTTCTGGTACAGCGTGATGATGTCATCAAGGTTTCCTGCTACTGGGCCAGCCAGAGAGGTAATCGGTCCGTTACCAAAACGGTTTGCTTCTCCAAAGATGAAGTCACCAAATATCCCAAGCCCTCCACCCTGCACAGCAGCGGCAAGAAACGTTTTCGGGTTATCTGCCGGGCGCGGCGTCTGGCCTTTCAGTAAGAGCTTTGTCTGCATGGACAGATAGCCAAATGCCGTCATCATGACAAAGAGATGGGCCATGCTGGCAAATTCACCCTTGCCGCTCTTAGCTAGCGCATTCCACACGCTTCCCCAGCGACTTTCCCCCAAGGCGGCGGGTGTATATCCCCGACCAAAAACTTCACGCCCCAGCGCCTGCTGCATGAAAGATGCAGTGAACGATTTGTACTGTCCGATGAACCTCATCAACTCACCCTCTACCGTTCCCGGCTGGGTTCCCTGCTTCATTAAAGCTCTCGTTCTCGCCGTAGGTTCGGTCATGCCGACCATAGTGCGATCTAGCACATATCCGCGAAGCTTATCTGCCAGTTGCTCGCGCGTTTGCGAGATGCTTTTCTCTGTCACATTCACGCTTCGGTTTGACAGGTATTTGGCAATGGCCTCATCAGGTATCGAGTCCACGCCGTCTGGGGTCATGAACTTACGCCCTTCAGAGCCTCGCAAATCCATCTGGCGGTACATATTCCATTCAGCTTCACCGATATCGTGCAGACTCAGGGCGCGCTTCAAGTCTGCGTTAAGTGTGCCGTGTGATGATGCTGCGTTATCAGCCAGCCAGTGAGATATCATCGTCGCTGTGGTTTTCCTTGAGGCTTCTGTCCACCAGTTGAGAAGGTTCAGCCGGAAGAACTGGCGCTGCATGCGCGCAACTTTTCCTGGGATGGTCACATCACCAGAAAATCGCTGTAGTATTTCATCGCGCATGGAGTCGGCGTAAACACCCAGCGAACTGAGTATTTGTTTCTGCTCATCGCTGTTAAACCTTTTCAGCCTGCCCTGCACTGATTCGCTCAGCGCCTGCATGAAGTTTTTCCCCTGGTAGCGTAATTCCAGCGCATTACTTGCAAGGTCATTGAATGAGGATATGGTGGCACCACCAAGCTTAATCATCGAGTCAACGGAGCGGGTGATTGAGCCAAGGCGCGCAAGTGATGTTGACCCAGGGATGTTTGTTTTCCCTGTCACCTCAGCCATCTGATTTTTAATCTGACTTCGCCTGGCGTCAGTAAATGCACGAAGTCCTCGCTCATTGCCTTGCAAGTCTCTGGATATGGTGTCCGCGAGATAATCAACCATGTTCTCCGGGTTGGTGCCAAGAATGCGCATTAGACCCGTACTTCTTGATGATGCCTCAAGCCCACCATAAACCGCCTCTCGCAGGCTCCCGACACCAAACTGCTGGTTATATTCATGCCATGACAGGCCATCTTTAAAATGCAGAACACGCTCCTGGCTGGCTCGCTTTGCAACGTTCTGTGAGCCTTTGAAGCCTTTCATCCAGTCTGGCTTTTCAGAAGAGAGGTGAACGCCTGATGCCAGGCCGTCGTATACGTTACGCAGGAATGCGTCGCGGTCAGCAACACCCTCAAAGGTGGCGTTATCCAGACGCGGCAGGATGCTGTTCTTCCATGACTCATAACCCGCAGCGCGGATTTTCATCATGTCATGCCCCTGGCGGGCGATGTATCCCGGAGTCTTCCGTATCCATGCCCCGGCCTTGTTAGCATCGATGCGCGCCGCTTCCTGCCATTTCGTAATGATTTGGGCAATCTTCAGTGACTCCGGGCGTAGGCCTGCGATGTCTTCACCTTTGCCCAACCTCCACATCGCATCAGCTACTTCCGCATCGTTTGTGCCAGCTGCGAGAAACTTCAGCACATCGGCTTGCTCTAGATCGTGATTCAGGCCTGAAAGATACTTTGACCGCAGCTGGAATTGTTCTGCTGATGCTGAAGACCGGCTTCCTGTACGCGCCTCGTTGCGGCCTACCAGAATTGCCGACAGGCCAATGTCGGGTCGGTCTGAGAAACTGTCACGCAGGAATGCCAGCCGCTCGGCAGCGATGCGGGTGTTCAGGGCTTTGTTTCTGGCTTCGATAACCGCGGCTAACTTCTCCTGGTTGCCAAGTTCGTTAGCTGCGCGCAAAGCTGCATCTTCCAGAGATATGCCTTCATTCTCTGCCCTGATCCGCTTTACGGTTGTTTCCATATCCCGCACCAGAACTTCCATCTCCTGCTCTGAAAGCTCTCGGCCAGCAGCCTTGTTTACCGCCTGCTCACACTGAGTTAGAAACTGGTTTGCCATTAAATTCTCCTGAGCATACAGGCGGCATAGGCCTGGTAGCCTTTGACGAGGCTTTCGTCGTTAGCTTCTTTCTGAATGTTGCTTAAAGCTTCGCGAAGCTCTGGTGAATCTAGGTCTTCAACGCGCTGCCTAGCGAGATTCATTTCAGCTTCAAAGTCTTCCTGAGCATTCAACAGGTCAGCGTCATCACGAGAGGCGCGCTGGTAATCAGCATCAGCTTCGCGACTGGCGTTCACTGTAGATGGTTCAGTGTCGCTCTGTGGCCCTTTTCTGATGCGGTCCATTGCAGGCTCGCGTAGCTCAGGAGCGGTGATATCAAAGAAAGGCTCTACGTCAGGAGATTTACCCTGCAGCATATGAGAGATGCCAGCGCGAAATGCATTCTGCCGCTGAGTCCAGTGGGCATCATCGATACGTTGAGCGGCCGTGCGAACGCCTTGAGCAAGAGGCGTTTTCTGTAGTCCTGTTTTTATTTCGCCAGCTCGTGCCTCTATGCGGGCCTTTAGCCCGTCGGGAATTTCTCCGCGCCCTATCGCTGACAGTTCGCCGCCTGCTTTTTCCGCCGCGGCATTTCTTTCCAGCGCCTGAGTGATTTCATCATTTCGCGCCTGTAGACCCTGCTTTTCCTGAGCTATATCGTTTAACGCTTGTTGGCGCGCATCGCGATACTTCATGCGCTGCTGTTGATATTGCTCTGTACGCTGACGTAATGTCGCATCAAGAGCAGACGAGGATCGCGTGTTGGCAGCCATCTCTTCACGCAGGTCCGCAACGTTGCCCACCCTTCCCTGCTGCAGATCGGCTAATTGCCGCTGATACTCAGGTATAACATCATCATATGCTCGGCTATATGCGTAGTTGTCAGCCTCCCGAGCGATGGTCTCATCCATAAACGGCGTAGCTACGTCATCACGTAGAGCTGTCGCACGCGGAGCTGTTGTTGCTCCTGAAACTGGCTCAACGCTATCTGATGCAGGAGCAGGACTATCAGCTGTCGATTCTCCTGCAGATGGTGATCGCCTTCCCCTTACAAGGTCAGCGATAACACCGCCGCCTGCATGTAAAATCCCTCCGCCGACAGTGCCGTAGAAGAGATTCTCCATAGCATTGCCAAGCGTAAAATCCTCACCCTCAGCAGCCTGCGCCATTGCAGTGCTTGGCAGGGAAATAGCTGTCTGAGCGCCACCCATTAACGAGCCCTGCAGGAAACGCTCTCCTGCCCTGCCAGCAAGCGTTGCCGCTCGTGCTTCACCAGCGAAAGGCACGAAAGCAAGAGCAAGGTTTCCTGGGTCAGCCATTGCCCCGCCCAGATTAGCCAGCACGTTAAGCGGTGTTGCAATAAGCCCTGATGGAGCTGCTGAGGAAATTTGCTGTTTAGCCAGCGCGTCCTTGCGCGCAGATACCACATTATCCAGATAGGTTTGGGTTACGCCTTCGTCAGGAATAGTGATGCTTTTAACGCCATACTGCTTAAGCGTTGCATCAGCTTCTGCTTTGGGAATGACGGGCGAGGTCGTATCGTTTAACTCGCCATACGCTCTGTTGAGGCGCAAAGCGGAATTAAACGGCCCCTCATCAAATCCCTGCTCAAATGTTGCCGCCAGTGACTCGCCAAGCCCGGACGGGGCGTTTCCAATAGGCTGGTTAATCCCCTGCCCGGGGTCTTGGGTATAGATAGTCAACGCTGCACACCTTTCAGAAAGTTATCGCCAAATACCGCTGACTGCGGCGTCGGTCCGCCTTTGCTGGCGTCAAACTTGGTTGGTGAAGAGAGGAATTTACTGATGCTGTTGCCCAGCGTTCTGTTCTGCTGGCCGAGCTTAGAAAGGTCGCTGAAGTTAGCCGTAATCGGGTTTCCATCAGCACCATTCACAACAAGGCCATTCAGTGTAAGCAGCAGCCCTGACTCATCGGCATTGGTGACCCACTCAGCATTATCCCTGATGCGTGACAGGCTCTGCTGACGGTTAACCTCATCACCAAGCCGCGGGTCGCCCTGCAGTGGCATTATCTGGTCAGGATTCAGGCTTTCCAGGTAGTGGCTAGCTCCGTCGCTAACATCCTTCAGGTCGAGGCCATATTTAACGGGCATGCGCCACGTTCCCTGGGTCTGATACTGCGCACCGAGAACGTCGTCATAGGCCTGTTTTGCTGCTTTGTCAGGACTCATTCCCTTCTGGATATTCAGGTAGGTAAGGCGGCGTCCCTGCTCGTTAAAGTTGTTCCAGACGCCAACCCCACCAGGCTGATTCACCATCGTTGAAGCAAAGTCTTTCGACTGCGTTGCCCATTCGGTATCAGCAGTATCTGATGCGCCCTGACTGGCCGTATTTATGGCATCTTTTAACTCGGCAGTCTTGACGTTGCGGTTTTGCCACAGCGTATTAGCTGCTCGAGGATTCCCGGTCGCCATAACCACCTGAAGTGCCGGGCCAGCCTTTTTCTGCACCTGCTGCATCACCTGGTCGGCATAAGGCCCAAACTGGTTTGCGACAGACTGAATTGCGACCACGCTTTGCTCTTTGTTCGTATCAATTTGCTGCAAAATCCCATCAGTTAGCGCGTCTGGAAGGATGTCTTTGCTCTTGATGCCGAGCCTGGATTTATCAACCATAATCGCCTGCGCCAGCGCCGCACCTTGCGACGGGTCTTGCTGATACGCCTGATATGCCGCCTGCACATCAGGTGAGTTCTGGGCTAGCCATCCGCCTGGGTCTTTCTCACGAGCGCCGATTACCTGCTGATACTTCTGCACTGCCTGCTGATAACGCTGCTGGCGAAATGCAAAGTCATCTTCGTTACCTGTAGGCTTAATGCCCTGAACAGCGGCAAGCCCTTGACCGGCTGACTTGGTATTGATGTCAGAGTAGACAGGTTGCAGCTGGTTAAGCATGTCGTACTGCTGATACTGCTTATCCAGTAAGGTCAGCTCTTCAGGTGTAGCGTCATGGGCTGCCGTGCTCAGCCATTGCGCACGGCTGATAGGGCTAGCTACAGGATTGCCAGACTCAATCAGCGCGATGTCGTTCTTCATCTGGTCTTGCATGAGTAGTCGACGCTGCGTCTTTTGCTGGTCAACCTTTGCCTGAGCCTGGTTGATGATGCCGTAAGTTTGCTGCGGTGTTAGCTGGCCCCAGGGGACTCCAGGAGCAAGCTGGTTAGGGTCATTAAGTGAAGACCATGCTCGATTAAGCTGTGTGTCACTTACCGGCGCGCCGTATCCTTCCTGCTTCGCCATTGCCTTTGCTACAGCGGTCATCTGCTGTGGATCGTTCGGATTCAGCTTCGCATCAACAGGAATGCCAGTTTGCTGGCTAACTGACTGCGCGTACTGCACAGGGTCGTTGTGATCGCCAGTAGGTGCCCATTTGTTGATAAGGCTGGCAAGTGTGTCGCTGCCATTATTGATGTGGTTACGCATCAACTTCAGGCCTGCGCGGAAACCGTGGTCAGCAGTATCGAACTGCTCAAATCCAGACCCGTTATCATCACCTTTCCCTGCCCACTGGTTGCCTGCAGAAAATCGGATGTTCAGCGGGTTGTTGTTACGCGTTGCCAGCGTGCCGGAAGATCCGGAAGGTGCGCTTACGCCATCAGAAGAACCTGCAGCCTGCGCGGCCTGAAATGTGCTGTGCTGATCAATGACATGCTGCGGGTCTTTCTGGATGCCATATTGCGCGGCTGAAAGCGCCCATATGTTACGCGAACGGCTTGCAAGCTCAGCTTTAGTGGCTGGGTCGAGGTCGCTCTGGTCAATGGCCTTAAGATGCGCGATAGCAAGTGACTTCGCTGAGTCGGGGTTCTGCAGAATGGCATTACCCACAGCTGACGCGCTGTCATTCAGATTTGCCACCTGAATTTGCTTCGCCTGATTCTGGCCCCAGTTAATCGCCTGGGTTTCTGTCTGTCCGCGCAGCTGCGCCCAGCGCAGGGTGTAATCCTGCTTTTCTGTATCGCTCAGGTCAGGGTGCGCGTCGAAGAACTGCTGCTGATGCTGCTTGAGGATTTCCTGCGATGCCGGGATGTAGTCGATGCCTGTCTGTGACTTCTGTTGCGCATCGTTCAGCGACTGAGTCAGGGCAGCTTGCGAGTTGACGAAGTCCGTCATGTACTGCGTATTCTTTACCGCCGCCTGTTGCTGACCAAGACGAACAGCCGCATCGGTGAAGTTGCCGAGGCCCTGCTGGAGCATTTTGGCATCGGTGGTTTCTGTCGGCGTATTGATGGCAGAAGAACCGGAAGCCCTGACGCCAAGCTGTTGCTGATAGATAGGGATTCTTGCCATGGGCTACCTTATTTCATCATCGACTTAGTGCCGTAATATGCGCTGGCTGTACTTGCTGCGCCGCCCAGCAGACTTAGCAGGCCGGGGCGTTGAGCTTTCGACGTTGCACGCACCGCATTCGCCTGGTTGCCAATGTCGGCAATCTGGAGGCGTCCGTTGTAATCAGCGTTAGCGGCGTCAAGTTCCGTATCGATTGCAGATGATCGCTGGATAAGTGCGTTGCTTCCGCCCGTGCCGGTACCGTTGTCAGCGAATGCAGCCGACTGTTGCCCCATAACCTGAGCGCCTTGATTGCGAATCTGACTGACCTGAGAGCCTGTCTGAAGTGCAACGTTCCGTGACTGCTGGTCAAGAAGCTGAGCGTTGAGATTGCTTTGTTTAGATGCGCTACTTGCGCTGCTGATGTTGCTCAGTGCGCTAAGTCCCGCTGCGCCACCGGCAATCCAGGGTAATGCTGCTGCGGCCATTTAATCCCTCACTATGCTGTAAGACTTTGCGTCGGTTCCGTCCGGCATCACCCGGCGCAGAACGCCTTCATACTGGAAGCCAACCATTTCGAGCCAGCGGTCTGCTTCAGGGGTAGTGCTCAACGTTTCCAGACGAATGTAATCGCCCTGCACCGCAGCGATAAGCCGCCTTGTTGCACGGTAGAGTTTTACCCACTGATGTGGCACACCCTCCGACACAATCATGTGCAGATACGCGCGACTCTCCGTGACGGGTAGAATTCCGCCAATCGCAATAACTTTCCCGCCCTGTACGCCGGTAAAGCAGTTTCCTGTTGTCAGGAAATTGCCGTATTCCATTGTTAACGGTATGTATTGCTGACTCTTTTGAGGCGTTATCTGCAAGATGTGCTCTGGCTCGAAATCGATTATTTTCATTCGCCGGTTGTCCAGTCTCGGGGATAAACAGCGCAGATGGTCATGGGCAGCGGCTGGTCCTGAATGATCTTCATGCAGCCGTACTTGTTGTAATCGCCCGGCCAGGTCATCTCTTTGATGTCATCGTAAGCGCCTGGCACGTTGTCCATCATGTCGCTGTAATCGCGGGTTTCAATCGTGTCTGTGTTGCGGCCGTTTTCATCCGAAACCTTGCCGCCAAGCGAGTTGACGAACAAAATTGCCACTTTGTTCACGCGTTTAATCTTTGAATCCTGGAAAGGCAGCGTGACAAGCTCAGACGTATAAGGCAGGCCAGCAGTTACGACAGACGAAGACCATTGCAGGCTGATAGCACCGCCGCTAACCACGACGTCAGGATGAGCCGCGCCATCAGTTGTGACAGATACCGTCATGCCTTCAAGGTGGTCAAGGCCAGAAACGCGCGATACCGGATATCCGCTGTAGGTCAGCCCACAATCGACGTAGAACGCCTCTGAGAGCGCTTGCGTGTCAGCATCCCATGCAGGCTTCAGGTATTCGACATAACGCCGTGTAGCGCCATTTATGGTGCGTTTGACAACCATCCAGACATCATCACGATTGCCTGACGGGTCAGGGATGGTCGTGACGGATTCCACCACGCCACCGACGTCGTGCCTGTGCCAGCCGATGACTTCCTGTTCAGAGTTATAGGTCAGGGCAACAATCTCGCCATTTGCCAGCACAACCCACACAACGTTGTCGGGCTCCTGCTGCCAGGCGAAATCAACAATCCCGGTAGAGGTGATGTGCTCTGCCAGCACAGACAGGTCGGTAGAGCTGTAGGAGCCACTTTGGTAGTCGGCTGTGACCGCCCTGACCTTTCTGCCCGCTCGCTGCACGAACAATACTGTGTTGCCCACAATCAGCGCGTTGACGCCTTTGGAGCCGTATTTCGATTCCTGCACAATCTGAATGTTGTCAGGGCCGAAGGCGCTCGTTGTGGTTGACGGCGAGCAGGTGAGCTCGCTGCTTGCTGTGCCGACAATGAGAGAGCTACTGGCCGCTATCCACTGGATTGTGTTGGTCGAGTCAGCTTCAATCTGAACGTTAATCGCATCGTCAGACTCAACTTCATAGCCATTACTCATGGGCGTGAAGTTTTCATAGTCGGAAGCAACGGAGAACCACAACTTGTTGTTGCCAGCGAAGCACAGGCGGCTTTTGTAGAATCCAACCTTTGTCGGGTATCCCATTGCGCCTGACCAGTCGCCAAACGCCCACTTGAACGTTTTGCCGGTCGTGGTGCGAACGCTGGGTGGAAGCTCTGTCAGAATCTTGCCTACAGCAACACTGGCGCTCGTTACGGATGTAATCTGAATCACGCCCCATCCGCCATTGCTGTAGCGCCACATAGCTTGTCCGTCGCTGTGCGCGCCTGCTGTCCATGTTGGCTGAGTGCTGCCCGTCTTGGTGCCGAGCATATCCTCGTAGTACTTGCCGTCGCTGCGGCAGAATACGCCGGGCGAAAAGGTTTCAGTGGTGTCTGAAGTCCATGCGGGGATATAGCCGTCATGCCCCGTACCGTCCGTTACCTGGTCGGTGCTGGACTCGATATAGAAAAGGCCGCCAACGTGGCCTGACTGGAATATCGCTGAGTTCGCGGTAATGGTGCAAAGGCTGGTTGTGGTCGGCGTTCCGTCCGGACGAGTTGCCCCGTCAGATGACCAGATGCGAAACTGGTCTGTATAAACAGTCACGCTGCGACTGGAGTTGATATTATCAAACGGGCCCAGCGACGCTGCATAGTCGAAAGGGTTCATCGTCCAGTTGGTGTTAGACAGGCGGCTGAGCTTATACGGAGGCTTCTCTCCGGTGTGACAGCAGATGTAAATCACATCACCGCTCTGCACCATCGACAGGCCAAAACCGCCGTCATCGTTTGTCAGGTCGTCAGCAGTGTACGGAGAGTAGATGATGTAGGGATTACCTGAGCCATCCAGGGCGACGCCGTGGTCAGAGTAAAACTTGATGTAGCCGGGCCCAAATTCCAGCACGAATGCCTGCGTAGTGTTGTATTCGAATTTGGCGAGCCAGACCTTATGACCAGAATCCTGAACTTCACTGACGAAGTAGGTTCCTCCACGACGCTCTGCAGGGCCTTGTGAGCGCGGGATGAAGTTGAGCATCTTCTTGCAACCGTTCTTCCACTTCTGGAAATCGGTCTGCCCCAGCATCAGCGGGGAGAATTCGCCTGCGTTAAAGCTGTTGATTGCGGGGGTAGCAGATGGCATTTACAACCTCGATGTGAGCCAGGATGTTTCCTGTTGCTGAATGGGCGGGCGCTCAATAGCACTGGCCTGTCGAGCCTGCCTGATAGCAAGTTCGAAGTCCTGCATTGCGGCCTGCTTCTTCGTTGATGACTGCGTTACGGTTTCGCAAATTTCCACCGCAAGAGCACACGCAAATGCTTCTGTGAATGCAGAATCGTACTGACTCGGATCGTCAATCTTCGCGCCGTAGCGCAAGTTAACCGGCGATTCCATATCCGTCAGGATTTTGCGACCTTCCACCTGATAACGAGGGAAAGGCATGTGATAGCCGTAATGCCACTCCTGATGAGGCACATCAGACACGGCATCGATGCGCAGGCAATCGGCTGGTAGCTGATACTGGAATTGATATCCGTACACCGTTTCACCCGTGAGGGCAGCTAACTGCGCGCGGCGAATGGCGAATGACCAGCGATAGATACGAAGGAGGTTATCAAGGACGCCATCATAAACGGCCTCGATTGCGCGTGACTGGGCGTTATTGTCCGTCTCGGCCATAAGCCTTTCTGCGCCGAGCTTTGTCAAAGCCCTGTTTATGATTACGATTTTGGTAGCCATATCTCACCATTAGAAAAGGGGCCGAAGCCCCTTGTTATCAGGCGGTATAGTTGCGGTTGTACGCACGCCATGCGGCAATGTCTTTCACCAGGAAGGCGGAGAACGCGCCAGCAGTCAGCGGGCCTGTGCTGACGGTGTAGCGAACGCCCAGATAGCGCAGGTAGGTGCCAGACGGAAGCTTGACCGATGCCAGCGTTTTGCCGCCGGTCATATCGGCAAGTTGCCAGGTTGAGCTCGTCCAGTGAATGTTTGAGCTGGTCAGGCCTGCTGCGGCTGAAGACTCCAGCGTAACCTGAACTGTTGCAGCGCCTGCGGCCGCAGCAGCAGTGTCACACTGGATAACCAGATAGACATCTTCGCCGGTGCCGACATCAACGCCGCTGTTGTAGTTAAACGCCGGGTTAAGGTCTGCGACGTTGGTCGAAATGGCGGTTGCTGTAACCGCCTGTGAATCAGAAAACTCAAGCTGCTTATCAACGTACATTATTCGCTCCTTAAACGACGCGGGCTTCAGTGGTGTTCAGGGCGTCAATGCGACGGTAAGGAATGCCACTGAACAGCGTTGCTGGGCGGCCGCCGACTTCGTCGTAGCTCAGAGTGCCAGAAGCAACTTTGTTTACGGTCTGACGGCGCAGGAAGGAACCGATGGTGCGGTTTCCGTAGAAGACCGGCGTCACGCCTGACAGGCTGTGTAGCTTCTCAGTCGCCTGAGTCATCAGGTCAATGATGTCAGCGCCAGATGCGGCGTTCTTGGTCAGAGCTGAGGTATCGATGTTCGCGATACGGACCACATAGCGCCAGTCGTGCAGCGCAAGGCCGCATTTCCACTGGTACTGGTCCATGTACGCGCGGTAGCGGTTCTGGTTGGCGTCGAATGCGTCACCTTCGCCCAGGTCGTTGTGCACCAGGCCGGCAGTTGAGCCTTTCGGGTAAATGCCGTGAATGGTGTTCGCGCCCCAGCCTACCAGCCAGATGGAGGTCAGGTTAGAGCCTGTGCCGCCTGCATCGATGATGTTGGCTTTGTTCGCGCCGCCAGATGCGATTGCGCCAAAGCGTGGGCCAAGGCCGGTAAATGCTTCAGGCACGCTGTCGACGTTGCCGTACAGAACGGTGCTCTGCATGCGCTGGTTCATAGCCTCAATGAATGAGGTTGCCTGCAGCAGACGGAATGAACCGGTATTGCCGTTCAGCATGGCGAGGTCTTTGTCGATTTCTGAGCGAGCTTCGAGGATGCCGCACGCTTCATCAATCTGAGCAGTGGTCGCCTTACTCGGTGGAACACCGCCGTTAATCTTACGGAAGACGACATCCGGCAGGCCGGTGCGGGTGGTGATGCGATGACCTGTTGGCAGGTTACCTTCGTACCACGGCATGTCCTGCAGCATTTCGTTGGACTGGTTCAGAAGCTCCGCCACTGCTGCAGTACCGCCATTCGGATCGAGTGTCTTTGCCACGTCGAGCAAAGTGTACTTTCCGGATAGTGTAGCCATTAATAATTCTCCAATGATTTCTTATTGCAAGTCAGGCCAGAGGCGCTGAGCTGTTGTTAACTCACCGCCTTGCGGGGAGCTTTTTGGCGTGGCAACTGACTTGTCTTCGTTAATTGCCGCGCCGATTTTCAGGAACATCTTTGCGATGACGGGGCTGTTAATGAGGCCGGACTTATCCAGCATCTCGATGAACTCTGGCGGGGCGAAAGTATTTACGGCGCGCTCCATCACGGACTTATTCGCGTCGAAGTCTTTACCCCACTCCTGTCGCACTGAAGCGAGGTCTGTTTCTGCCTGCTTCTGAATAGCTGCCTGCTGTGCTTCAGCCTGCTGTGTCTGGAATGTGTTCCACTGCGTAGCGAGCGCCTGAGCCTGCTGTTTATTCAGTCCGGCTTCATGCATCCACGCCGCGGTGGTTTTGGCGAACTCGCCATCCTGACCTTCAGGCACTGGCAGCTCATAGCCGTCAGCGCTCTCAGGGCGGCCCAGCTTCGCGTAAACCGCTGCCCAGCCATCCTTGTCACCTTCTGCTGGTAACGCTGTGAGGAATGGCTCTGGAGCGGCTTCCTGTTGCGCCTGCTGTTGCTGCTGCCCGCCAAGCAATGAGGTTGTCTGCTCGGCTGCCTGCGTTGTTTCTGTCGCCTGTGAAGTTTCTGCTGCGGCCGTTTCGCCGCCAGTTGCATCAAGACTCATTGCTTAGTGCCTCGTTGAGCTTTCTGATCGCCTCAAGAATCTGAGCGTCATCCAGCGTGGTGTAATTGATGATTCGGTGCGCCACTTCCCGCCTGCCCTCTGCGAGCATCGTTGCGTGCGTATCGACTGAACCGCTTACCTTTGAGATAGCGACTGAGCTTTTCAGGAGCTTTGCGAAGTCCATCAGGTCAGCGATGACGCGCTCCTGCTCTTGCGTTCGATTACCCTGCACGCCGAACACGGCCCGGTAAGCGCGGAGCAACAGGAGGTCGCGCCTGTGTGAAAACAGACGTTCTGTCAGGTTTGCCATGCGTTATCTCTTACTGAGGTGCGGGTAGTGGTGAGTTAGCCTTCTGCTGGGCTGATGCCAGACTGTCTGCTGCCGCCGCAAGTGGCTGGGCAGACTGAAGTACGTTCTGAAGCTGTTGCTGCTGAATCTGCTGAGCTTTCATCTGCTCTTCTTCATCAACATCCAGAATGAGCGATCGAGGCATGCCGTTAATCTCTGCGAAGTCACGCAGGATATCGCCCATCTTGAACAGCCCCATAATGTCAGGCTTAGACTGAGCCAGAGACGCAGCAATCTGGAGCGTCTGCGCGATACCACTACCCTCATCTGCCCGTTGCAGCCGGATGAGTGGTGACTGGTAATCGATATCGAATTCCATGCCTGCATCGACCAGCTGCTTCGGCGGAGGCGGGAATAAGCCCATGCGCGCACAGATATCGATTTCTCGCTCAATCATCGGCCCAAGCTGCTCTGACATGATGCGGCCCATTGTCGGCGCGAGTAGCTGCCCTTTCTCCTGAGCACGCAGCATGGCCTCTGTGGCGGTCATCTGCGGGTTATCGACAAGTATCTGGAACAGCGTCACCAGGAACACGTCGTTAATCAGCTTGCGTTTCTGGTCCATCATCTCCAGACCAAGCTGCGGCTGCGCTCCCGTATTGAACGGGATAGCCAGCGCATTGCCTTGTGCACTTACTGCGCCTGCATTAATGCTGCCCGGCACAAGAGAGAACGCATCAAGCGCGCCGTCATCTGCAACCAGCACGGGAGGCCGGTTAGCCAGCTGAGCGCCGATGAGCGTTTCCTTGTTCATCTCGTTCAGGACTTTGATGTCCGGCAGCGCTGTCATGCCCGGCCCGCGAGCGTAAGTCTCGCCCGGTGACTTCTGATAACGACCGATGCAGTAAGGCATCGTGTGATAGCCGCCTTTACGCACCAGTTTCTTGCCTGAAATGCTTATGTAGTAGGAAGCTATCGGCATCCCATCAGGGCCGGGAACAGGCTCACCATTCACGTAGCGGACGTTTTCGCTGGGCGCTACACGATGAATGAAGTCGAACTTAGACATTGGCGCGGTATCAGCTGCACGCTGAATAGGCTCTGGCAGATTGTCTTTGCCGAACTGCTGCACCGCCTGCCTGGCTGTCAGACTGAACTTGCGGTGAACGAGGTCAATGACGCCCTGAAAGTTCTCTTCGAAGTAGATTTCCTGCAGCGGATAACACGCATAGCGCATGCCTTTCCCTGGAAGCTCATCGACGAACATGCAGCCGTTACCAAACGCGCCAATTGAGATGTAGTTTTCACTCATCTGGTTGGCAAAGTTGGCATGCGGTGCGTAGCGGAGACGAAAGAGAATGCGCGTGCATTCCTCGAAATACTCCTGCACCTGATTGTCATCAGCAAACTTCTCGTTCTGAAGGCCGTGCCATGTCTGCGTGCGAGGCGTTACCACTGACTCTACAGCTGCTGCAAATCGCTCCAGCGCGAGGATGGGCGTTGAGTCGATAGCCTTCTCTGACCGCTTCGTGCCATCCTGCTTCTTCTTCGTGAATCCTGATGCGCGAGGCAAACAGCGCTCAGCCACTTCTTCCCAGTGCTGCTCCCACGTTTTGCGAGAGTTCTCCATGGAAGACTGGTCACGCATAATCTGGTCGAGCAGTTCTTCCTGGCTTTTGTCCATCTCACCCACCTAATAGCGTTTTCTGCCCTGTAGAGCTTGCCGATACCGAACTGTCGCCACCTGTGCCTGACAGCATGTTGGCGTTGACACCTTTGCGCTGACGGCGGCGCAGTAAGTCGTCTGCCTGATTCAGCGCGTCATCTGTGTTCACTGCGGCAGGCGTGTTGATAGTTGTCGTGCCTGTGCTTCCCAGGCCAATAAGCGAACCAACGCCTCCGATGACGGAAGCGATCGGCTTAACGATTTCACCCATGTTTATTCATCCGAAGAGGTTGTATTCAGTGTTTGCCATGCGAGGCTTGTTGTTAGCCCGACGCTCTGGCCGGTATTTGTCTGTACCTACAGCGAGGTAGCGGAATGCATCTGATGCGTGCGATGTCCAGTCGTGCAGTGGACGAGGCTTGTAGGATTTGGCCTTCTCGTCCCATTCGCGCTGATACTGCGCGAGAGCGTTAAGCCCTTTCTCGCACTTAGCCTTATCGAACCAGCAACGCGGCAGCATCATTCGAACAGCGCTTATGCCGTCATCGACGCGGCTAGCTGGCAAAGCTTCAGCTCTAATTCCCAACTTCCTAAGCGTCTCAAATCGAGTTGTCCCAGTACCAAGCTCTGAGGCCATGACGTCGTGAGGCAGGATGTGCCGCTCATAGCTGTAAGGTTTGTCTTTGATGACCTTCGCGTAATGGTCGAGTCCAACGCCGGAGGCTTCATAGAAGTCGATGATGCGAATCTCTTTGCCGATAAGCTGGGCAAACCAGATAGCGGTAGAATCACCGATGCCCAAATCCCATGCCGTATAAACCGGGAAAGCAGGGTCATATGGCACATTGGTAATCCTCCCGTCCCTCGTGGCATCAGCAAGCATTCTCGAGTAGTAAGCGCCGGGGATAGCTGCATCCCATGAACAGAGATATTCCTGCTCGTAGAGCGCCTTGCCTTCCTCCTCGCCGCGCTCATCAATCATCTCTGCCAACTCGTTAGCGAGCACCTCAGGCTTGATATGCCCTGTCGTCTCAGCAGAGAGATGCTCAGCGAACCATCCGTCGCTCTTGTCAGCGCCGAGGAATAGCTTGTGAAAGTGATTGCGGCCGCGAGGGGTCGATATGAACAAAGCCCAGCCACCGTTCTCCGCCAGAATTGGGCGGAGGAACGCGTAAGCATTCGGGTTGCTCAGGGCGTACTCAGAGAAGACGACGCCGAGATATGCCGAACCAATCAATGCGGAATAGTTGTCAGATCCGACAACCTGCCATGTTGAGCCGTTGACAAAGGTAATCTTCATCTCGTCAGTGCGAACTGATGCGCGGATGGCTTCCGGGAACGCTTCATCAATGCGCCGGCGGCCAGTGTGTGGGTTTACTGCGTCCCATATCGCACGACGCGCCTGATTGGCCTGTGGCAGGCAGTGGATGTAGTTGCCGACTTTAGTCATGCACTGAATGGCTGACCAGTGGAGGCAAAGGTCATCCTTACCTGCACGACGAGGCCAGCAGACAACAGCACGCTTGATGCCTGACTCCAGCGCACCCCACAGAGGCATCTGGTACGAGCGAGGCGACCAGTTGTTAGGAAGATTTATCTCCATCTGGTGTGAACCTCTTGATGTTAACTGTCAGGCCAAGCTCGCCGGTTTGTTCAACTTCCTGCTTGTCACGCCACTTGCTGCGTTGCCTGTTCTTGAGCCAGAAAATCATTGCAGTGGTATCGCCGGGGATGTGCTTTTCAGCGACAATCTCTTTAAATCCTTCTGCTGTTTTTTCATCGCGCCGCTCTGTGGTCGTGTAACCCATAGCGCGATTGTAGAGATTGGTGACTACATCAGCGTCAGCAAACTCCTTGCCCTTTTTTATGGCCTCTGAAAATTCAGGGTGATTATTCTTCCACTCGTAAATGGTGGAGACGGCCACCTCAAAGAATGCTGCCAGTTCTTCATCGGTATGACCGAGCAAGCACAGTTTGCGAGCCTGTTCGGCATACGCCTGATCGTACTTAGTCGGCCTTGCCATATTGTTCCCCTTTGTCATTGGCGATGACCCTCAGCGAAGGCCATCTGCAATGCTTACTTGCTACCCTTGTCGTCTGCGGTGACGTCGGGATAGATGACGCCTTCGTAGACTTCTTTCAGGCGTTGTACGCGTGCGCTGATTTCGTCAGCATTTACGCCTGGCGTCTTTGCCAGCTCCAGTGCTGCTTCATGCAGTGCTTCCTGAATCTTCTGCTGCTGGTCTTTCTTATCTGCTGCGGTTGCCATGATTCACTCCTACGAGATTGAGGCGGCGGTTACGACACCACCTGATACGGTTAAAGTGACTGTGCGAGTCGCTGTGCCAATTGCCAGAAGGATGCCGGCAGTGACGGGAATAGATAATGCCTGCGTGTTATTCACAAGCGCTGTGGTAGCAGGAAGCGTTACCGCGCTGACTGTGCTCTGACTGATAGCGACAGTGCCGGTTGCCTGCATTGTCCCTGCGCTGTTTTTAACGGTGAGTTGTTGACTGTTGGCGATGATTGCCTGATAGGGATTAACATCGACGTTAGTTCCCTTGTACATCGTCTGGTAGAAATCCTTTTGCGTTCCGTTTGTGATGCGCAGGTAGCCCATGGGTTGCCATCCGTTAGCGATAGCGTCCGTTACCAGGCGAACCATTGAGCCGGCATCACTGGATTGCAGGATATTTAGGTCTGTAATAGCCATTGGTGAGTCTCCGTGTGAAAAGGATTCACCCTGGTGACAATCTCACTGCTCGCTTCAACTGCTGACGGATTTGCTTTCTGGCTTCATGCGAGGCACTAGCATTTGCAGGTGTTGATGGAGTAGCGCTGTCTGCCCTGTATATGCAGCAGCAACAGTCAGGTTGTGGGCCTTTCTTGAGGCGCTACGCTCGTCTAATCCATCATACTCACCTGGTTTCGGAGCTGACAGGAGGCAATAAGCATCCTGCTCTGGTTCTAACGTCACAACCTCTTCTAATACTTTTCGCAGCGCATCAACGCGCTCACTGATTTCATGTGCTGCAACATCGCCATTTACTGCGAGGTTAAGCGCGACAGAAATCAGGTGCCCTTTCATTTCGTTGTGTTCCGATTTATTCATCTTTCTCATATGCACCTCTGTTGGTTGATGACTGTCTCTCCAGTGTCACGACTTAAACGCGCACCGTTGTCGTTCACGGCTGAAGGGGGAACAAGTACCCTGCTTGCCTCTTACGTTTGCTGACCGGATCCACGGGAGGTTCGTTTCATACTCAAGTCAGGACGTGGCGAGAGAGACCGGCTCGCTATGAATGGGTGCGGGTATTGGCTTTATTTAACGTCGCTGGCTCCCGCTGGCACGCTCGACAATGCTGGCTGCACAGCATTATCAGAGTCACTCTGTGAATGACCCTTGTAATGCTATTCGCCGTTAAGCTGTAGCGTCTGCACTTGGGGTTGCGCCACTCTCTGCGCTCGCGTTGGTTGCTGCGTCTGAGGCGCTGGCTGGCTCAGACTCGTCAGCGACGATGCCAAGGCTTTTGTACTGAGCCGTTACCGCTTCGGCCAAGCCCTCCGTCTTTTTCTCACTCAGCTTTTTAACGATGAGCGCCTGGACTTCTTCATCCTGCAGGACGGCTTTCAGCTCGTCAGAGGTCACTTCTACTGCCATGGTTAGCTCCTTATGCCTTAGCGATGAGTTTCTTTGCCAGCGCGACGACTTCGTCAAATTCTGCTTCGACGTCGTGACCAATGCTGATGAGGATTTCTTTCACCTTATCCAGAACAGCATCGTTACTTGTTACAGTGGTCGTTGTGGTCTGCGTGGTTGCCACCGGCTCACCTGATGTGGTGACGATGGTTGGCTCTTCCGGGGTTTCGACTACGATGTCAGTCACGGTCGTTTCCTTGGTTGCTGGCTCGTTCTTTTGCAGGAGCCACTTAATGGGATTGAACATTCTGTTTGTCTCCGCAGATGCGGTCCCAGGTGTCGTTATGAACGTTTATGGCCCGTACAGTGCGCACGTCCATAAGCTTATAATCATCACCATGGGTATAGATTGGGCCGAACAGTGTGCAACTGGAATCGACGGTTACTGTCGGGCTAGTCGGCGCTATTGTATTTTGATGACTGCAACTTACTGCGAGCGGCATCATCAGAAAGAGAAGCGTTGCTTTGAGTGACATTCTTTGCGGCCTCTGTGTTTTCTTTCTGTTTCGCAGCAACCGCTGCCACCTGTTGTGATTCGACCTTTGCAGCCTGTACGTCAGCTTTAGCCTGTGTCTGCGTGGCGCCGATTTTCTTGCCACCGAAGTAGCTGGCAGCGATAGCAGCTAGGACCGCGACGCCTGCGAGGATGTAATTCCACCAACCGCTAAACAGGCTTAAAATTGTTGTCATAATGAGCCATCCCTTTTGGGGAGCCTTCGACACAAATCCATACCCAGCATGGAAAGCACCAGAATGATTGCATAAGTGTCGTTGCTGTATTTATCCATCCAAAGTGGCGCTCCAAATAGCAATGAATATGCAGATAACGCCGCGAAAATTATGTAGCTAATCAATTTCGACACCTTTTAATTCACGCCTTGTCATGGCTGTGCATCCATCTGCTGTTTGCGATTAAGGAGCTTCTTCTGGCGAACGAACTGAGCAATGACGCCCATTGCCACCATGAAGGCACCAATCATGCCGAGGTAGTTCTGAGGCAGATACGACTTGATATCAGGCGGCAACACATTCCATGCATCGAGTGCGTTTTGCGGGAATGATTGCACCCACGCACTAAGTGCTGAACCGACAGATGCCAGCCATACGCTGTACGCCTTGAATAGAAGCTTTGCATGGGCGACAAACTCCAGAGAGGTGTACTTGCGGATAAGCAGCACAACTACGATGGCGACGACGATTATCAGGAGCCAAACGAGAAAGGTCATATCAGCCCCTTATAGATGTCGTATGTGCCAGTGCGCATTACCTCAGCATGACGCTGGGCGCGATTAGGTGTTTGCTTTGCCCACAGGCTGCTTAGCATGCCATTAGATGCGCCGGTAAAGTTACCGTTGGACATCATGACCAGCGTGTTCTTGAAGCCTGCCAGACCGGAAATTCCCATTTGAAACGCCATGCTGTAGATGATGTCGGCGCGCGCTGGGTTGCACTTTTGCAACGCGGCGTAAATCGATGGAGTGTTGCGACACTGGTTCATCACACTGTCTACGAAAGTCTGAAGCCATACATCGCCTACGGAGCGAGGAACGGTGAAGGTGTAACTCGACAATGAGTTGTTCTTCGGCCCGATTTTGATGCCGCAGGCGACTGTCGGATAGCCTTCCGTGTCCAGGTAAGGCTTCTCACGATAGCCTTCTTCGAACGAGAGTATCTGAATAATCTGGCTCATTTCTTCTCGTCCTCTGTCACTACCTGTTTAACCTTGTCAGCTGTCTTCGTTGCGGTTCTGTCAGGGATGCCGTCAACCTTCTTCTGAAGGTCTTCAACCTGCCCGGCAATCTTCGCCACCTTCGCGTCGCGTCGCTCAGCAACTCGCTGGTAGTCCTTGCGGATATCGTCAATTCGCTGATTAGCGCTGTTGCTTACATAGACGAACATGATGGTCATGAAGATGCAGATAGCGCTCAGGACGAGCATCATCGACCCGAGAATAATGTTTCGCTTGTGCTTTTGGTTGTCGTTACTGTTTTGTACCATCGCTGCCGTCCTCTAAGTTGGCGATCAGCCTGGTTACTTCACTTCTGAATTTTTCGTTGCCGGTCGCGTTTGCTTCTTCGGACATGGCGAGAAGGATACCCAGCGCGCTCTTAATCAGGCGCAGGTCAGTCTCCAGTGTTGATATGCGTCGGAGGTGCTTGTTCTGCTCGTCGCGGAGAGTGTCGTTTTCTGTACGCAGGAGGGCATTGCTTTCTTTGAGCAGTAAAACCTGCTCTTTGTAATTGGAGATAATCTCTCCGCCTGCCCTGCTGTTAGTGACTAGCGCAGCAATTCCAGCGAAAAGCGGTTTCCAGAAGAGTGCAACCGCCCCGCCGCCAAGCAGCAAAGCGCCGATACTTGTGATTAAACTTTCATTCATGCCGCACCTCGCGGTGACGACTCTGCGTAGTATTCATGGCCGTCTCCGGCGGTTCCGGTAAGACCGGCTGGGTGCTGTGAAGAAAATGCGCAACGCCCCTTCGTTACAAGGGAGTAAGTGAAAGATGACGGGCGTGCGCAAAAGAAAAAGGCCAGCTCTTTGGCTGACCTTATAATTTGATGCTCTGACGCAATTGCGATTAATGGCCTGGCACGTCTGCCCAGAGCTGATTATGTGCTGTGGTGCGCAGTATATTCGGCAAGAGGAGTCTGCGCACACCTCATTACGATCGATGACCGGGGAGGAATCTACTTGCCTTATTCACCACAACGGCCAAGGGTTATCAGCGTCTCTAAAGCGCTCGAAAGCACCCACCAATAACTCTTGCCGTTGTGCGCCCATTATTAATCACACCGGGCCAGTGCGCCGAATTCGGCGGCGGGGAATCGGAAGACCCCGTGGCGTTTGGTTTCTTAGGCCGCTGCCAACATCAGATCATCGTTTGCATTTATCTTTAGATGATAAAAACAGCCGCTTGATTGCTGACGAAAACTATCTGTTGCGTCGCCACAACGGAAAGAGCACTGGTCGCCCGGTTGGCATTAGTCGCGGCTACCGGTTCTCGCCTTGTTCAATGCTCTTACCTGTTGCGCAGACGTAAAAAAAGCCCCGCCGGTTGGTGAGACCGTGGGGCTTTTCTGTAATCCACAAGATTTTTTGCAACTGACCGAGAACCCGTACCGCTCAGTACGCTTTACTTCCCGAGCATGCCATTAATGTGCCAGGTTGCATGCCCTTTGTCTTTAGCAATTAGTGCTCATTTTCTATTCACGCTGCAATATTAGGAATCTCCTTCTCCATTTCTCGCTTAATTGCGTAAAACATTTCTCCTTCGATGATATCCATCGCCCATTCCAGCCTGTTTCTGGCTTCCTTTGGAGTGATGCGAGTGTAATAAATCAGGCAGGATCCGATGTTTTGCGCGCTCTTGCGCTTGCAGTATCGTAATCTGGCTACGTTACGAAGCGGGTTATCTTTACCGAATGTCTTTACCAGCACAGATTCAACAAAGGCAGCATCATCTGATTCTTTGGCGAGAGCGATGATGTTTGCCGTTGATGTCTGAGGCATCAGTAAATCCCTTGCCTTGCGGAATAACGCTTCCCCGCGTAGGCCTTCGCAGTGCAGCTGTGACACGATTTTCTCTATCTGCTTGCCCTTCTGTTCACTCCATTCGCAGCGCATCATCAGGCGGCCTATAACGTTTACTTCGCCACGGTCGTAGTCTTCACCGCCGAGGTGATCGCCCCATACCGTCAGAAGGTGACGCACCCATGCCTGCTGGGAGCGGTTGATAGTCTTCCAGCCGTTACCGAACAGCCGGCGCATTTCTGCGGCGCTACGAACTCCTGACAGGCGAACCAATTGCTGAAAGTCTCTTTCAATGCGCATGTGTATTCCCTCTCAGCTTCATTTCGATTCTCAGCAGGCGATAGTTGATTTCGTACATGCCGCGCATCTTCATGAGGCGTAGCATCTTCCATTTCTTTCTGAGGGATTCACTCATGCTGCTATCTCCATCTGGCGTTTACGCAATTTCTCGTAATGGCGTGCCCGGCGCGTGAAGATGGCCTTCATGCGTTTCAGGTAGTCGATGTCGAATTTGCGAACGGTGTTGTCGTGTTCGATGCGCTCAACCCTTTCAATGCCGTACTTTTTGATGAGGTTGATGCGATAGGGGATCGGATTGCCTGATAAGTCTCTGTTGCAGGGGACACAGCTGGCGTTATTGTTGAAAACATTGAAGCGGAGCCATGGTGCCGCGCCTCGTGACCGATAGTGACTTGCGTCCACCGCACCACCACGAACGCCATAATTGAGCTGCCGGCCGCATGAGATGCAAGGCTTGCCGTAATCACGCCAGAATATGTACCTGTTAAACGCCGCCTGAGCCTCTCTGTTCCATTCCGGCTTACCTTTGAGCTTCTCCCTTCGTTGCCGCAAATCATCGCGCTGTAGACGTTCCTGCTTGCGTTTATCACGCGCAGCAAGTTCCTCATCGCGTTTCTTGTTGAACGCAATGGCGCATTTGTAGTTGTGGCAGACTTTTTGGAGAGAGCTTCGAGGGGTGTATTCGGTAGAGCAGATGGGGCATGTCTTCGGCTTCGGCTGTTTGCCTTTAGCCATCTCTCTTTTGCTCCTTCTCAGCGTGCGCTGCACTGTATGCCGCAAGGTGAGCGACAACGATGGCGTAGATGCTCATCAGGGAAACCCAGAGGATGCTCTCTTTCCACCAAATCAGCGTCGGTAGTGTCAGGACAGCCCAGGCTAAAGCAGCTATCAGGTGAAACTTTGCGAGTGATTTTGCTTTTAGCATTACCTTCTCCCTCCCATGCAGCCAGCGATGATGATGCTCAGCAGAAATAACCCAATCCAGTCGTCGTTAGTCATCGTCTACTCCCATCAGGCCGTTGGGGTCTGTCATTAGCCAGAAGTCGACGCACTCCGTGCAGCAGTAAGTCTCGTCCGAGGCCAGAGGCATGCCACACCCAGCGCAGCTGGTAGCAGATGTATCGGTTACTTTGATGAAGCGGGAACTGGAAGGCTCTTTCTCTATACCAGGCATCGATCTCACACTCCTCGCAGCTGATACCGTAGTGATGTTTGTCTTCTGATGTCAGCGGGCGCTGGCAACGTTTGCAGCGTTCTTTCATCGGCAATTCCTTAGCACACGTAGGTATGCCTTTCCTCTCGGCCAAACTTTCTTCCTGATTCTCCCGTCAAGTTCGCGCAGAAACGGCCTTAGCTGGTTGCAGTAAGGTCTGTTCTTGATGTTTCGGGCATACAGATAATGCTGCCGCCTAACCTCACATGAGTGAAGATGGTGCAAATATGAAATCTCGGTTCCTTTCATCTCGATTTCCTCAACCGGTTCCATTTAGCCTGCAGCAAGCCGCCAACGTAATCGAAGGTGGTTATCTGGCTTTCTGAGAGTTTTGGCTGGGGTTTTCGGCGGGGTGATTTGACGTCGTAGATGGCGTGGTTTTCCATTCTCTCAAAGAGAGATTTCTTGCGGCGCATGTCCACCTCTCGCAACCTTGAGCAGTTGGTCCAGCTGATACACCTGGCTCTTGCGCTTACACGTAGTGACCACGTTGCGACGCGCTGCCTGCTCTTCTGCCTCATATCGAGTTCCCCAGCGCGGATATTTGCTGGCGAGGCGGTATTCATAACCGTTGGTTCCGTAGTTTTTCCTGCGGTGCGTGATGCCATATTTGTAGGCGTGGTGCGTGGTGTGCATGATGCACTTATCGCTGACGCCCAAGCTCGCGAAGTAAATTCTTATTTCGCTGGTTTTTAGTGCCCCCTCTTTTGCCAGAAGCTCACGAAGCATTTCAACTCTGGCAGCTAAACCCATTGGTTCTTTCATGATGTAGCTCCAAATCTGTTAGCCCACTCTGCGGCGCGCGCGGATTCATCACTGAATCTGACGTTATGCTCTGCGCCAAAGGCATGGATAATTGTGATCAGGTCGCGCATCTCGCTGACGCGCATCTTGCTTGTTGATTTACCGAGAACTACGAAGCCATCGCCTGACAGGTTAGGCACTGCCTCTTGCCCGTTTAAGCTGGCGCTAAACAGGTGCTTCCAGCTCTCTGGCGCTAACCTCCGCCCATGCCAGATGACCTGCTGCGAGACATCGTTCAGGCAAGCCCATAAGAGAGCGTTCTGTTCAAGCGATCGGGTGCGTTCTGAGATGGTTACTACGAGGGGTGCGTTGCTGTCGGCATGTAATTTCTGGATGGCTTCAATGCAGTTTCGTCGGATGTTGCTGTCACGCAACAGGTAGGTCTGTTTCTCCATCGCGCTTGTCTCTCTTCAGTGCGTCGCTCAGGGTTTTGCGGATAGCTGCAGGAAGTGACATGAAGCCTGCGTAACGTGTTGCGATTACAGCAAGGTCATTTGCCAGCTTATCCAGTTCAGCGTCTGATATGACGTGCTCAGGACGCTTGAGGGGGATTACGTTGCTCATGGTTGCCTCACCACATTAAGTCATCATGTGCTGGCCCGGCATCGTCCATGCTAAGCAGCACGTAGCCCGGCAGATACGCCCCTACATCTGCGACGTGCGTAACCTGACGAATTGCGAACCGTCCAGTAAAATTGGTCCCATCCCATTCGCACAGGTTGAGGATGTCACCTTTCTGGTATTCTCTGTCGTTCTTACGCAGCTCTGCCCGCTTAATGCCAGCGTCAACAGGTGCAAAATGCTCAGGAAGAATTTTCAGGTTATGTTCCATCACACTCCCCTCCTGACCATTTCACGAAGCCCAATAAAAAGGGCCGCCAGTGATAGCAGCCCTGCGAGTATTAACGGTAGATGGTTCATACATCCTCTCCTCGCTCGCGTTCCTGCTGCTCAATTACCCGATAGGCGATGATGTCGCCACCCCAGCCATCATGATTCCATTCATAGCAATCGGCTGGCTGGGCGGGCATGATTACGCCATTTCTGTACTTCACAGCTACGGGTGTATTTTCAGCAACCGGACACTCACCACCCTCCCACACAATCCAGCATTCACTCTCCTGCTGCTCAAGTACTGGAAGGGCAATCTCAAGGGCTTGCAGTTGATAAATTCCGTCGATTGAGAGGCCCCAAGGCATTTTCTCGCACTCTTTCAAGCGCGCGATTCTGTCTCTGCACTTCTCAGCGGTTAGCTTGTTCATCAGAATCCCTCCACTTTCAGGCCGGATGCGTGAGCTGCCACGCGGATAAACTGGCGGATAACGTCTTTGGTAACCCAGTTCTTTTCGCTCAGATGCATAACCCATGAGAGGATTTTTTCATGCGTATTGCAGTCACTGATTGCTACGTCATAGTCCCAGCCGTTTGGTTCGGGGTCTTTAATGATGATGTGCTTGTCCTTTACGGTAACAAGGGATGCGATATATCCGCGCTGCTCAATGAATTTCTGAACATCTAAGTTTCGTAATGCCATGATTTATCCTCCGTAGCGCCAGTCGTTGGCTGGCTGCTCTTTGTGCTTGTTGTCGGAATACTGACGCGCCGCTGTTTCCTGGTCGATGTTGACGAAGTGACCATTCTTCCAGCCCATGTAGAACGTCTTTGGCTGGCCGGAGCGGTATTTACCGATGATGATTTCTGCCAGCCCTTTCAGGTCGGTATTCTCGTTGTAGACCTCATCGCGGTACGGGAAGATGATGACGTCTGCATCCTTTTCGATGGAACTTGAACCGGCTAAATCGCCCATGTTCGGCCGCTTATCACCACGACCATCGACGTTCCTGTTCAGTTGCGCCAGCAATACAACGGGGACTTTATTGCGCAGGCAGAACTGCTTCAGCTTGCGGGTGACTTCGGCAATAGCCAGGTCAGCACGCTCGGCTTTCGGCATGTCGATAAGGGTCAGGTAGTCGATAGCCAGAAAGCTCAGGCCGCCGTCCATGTTCATGCGCTCGGCCTGACTGATGATTTCGTCAGTAGTGAACGAGCCCGTCAGTACGTGGTTCTCTTCATCCAGAAGTGTGCCTGTAGCTGCTGTCAGTCGCGTGTAATCTTCCTGATTCATGCCAAGCGGGTTGCGCAGCGTTCCGATAGATAAGCCGCCGCGGTCAGCGATGTGACGCTCTACAACCTGCGTTTCTGACATTTCCATCGAGATGAGAAGCCCGCGCCCTTTCTGCCGGCCGATTGAGTTAGCGATGTTGATAGCCAGCTCTGTCTTACCCATGCCCGGACGCCCGGCGATGATAATCAGGTCAGTGCGATCAAAGCCGCCGTACTCGTTATCCATCGCCTCGATGCCGGTCTGCAGGTACAGACCTGACTCGGAGCCCTTCATGCGGTCTTCCAGCACATTCAGGTAATCCTGAATCATGTCACCGATGCGGCGTGGCAACTTGTCGTTGGTCTCCAGCTGAAGCTTTGATGCGATGCGCGCAGCTTCGGCGATGCTCTCATTCAGGTTCTGCGGGTTAGCACTGGCAAGCAGCTGCGCGGCCCTTGTCAGCTCCTCAGCGCCTTTGCGGAGCATCCAGCACTGGCGAACTTTCTTGGCCCACGCCTTGATGTTTGCTGCCGTCTTGCAGGCGGTGGCAATGCTCAGTACGTAATCACGGCTTTCCTCCGGGATAGAGTCGCGCACAGTGAACGGGTCAATCGGTTCGGCCTTGTCCAGCAAGGTGACGATAGCCTGATACATGCCGCGCAAGTGGTGATTGGCGAATGCCGCAACAGGGAGTTTGCTGGCGATGTCCCGGCAGTCGATATGGTCGCCCTTGATGAGCATCGCGCCTATCAGCTGTTCTTCGTAGTCGGTGCTTTCCATGTCAAACCTCCTGGCTGATGATTTCGTCGATACGCTTCTGTGTCAGAGCGGTGTCGATTCCGTAGCGCTTGCCAGCAGGGTTAGCACCGCAGGCCCATTCGGTAGGCTTGTATCCAAAGGCGATGTAGCCGTTGATGAACGTATCAATCTGCTGTGCAGGACGACCGGTTTCTTTGCAGTGCTTCAGGTGAGATTCGTACAGGCGCTTAACCCCTTTCTCGGTGGTAGCGCTGATGCTCAGGATTTTTGGCAGGCCATGCTCTTCGGCTTTACGGTTCCATGTGTCCTTGAATCGGTCACGGTCGAAGTGGAATTTGCTGACTGGCCGTTGTGGTTTTTCTTCCTGAACCGAATCGTCCCCGACAGGGGATATAGGGGTTATTTCTTTTTTCTTTAAAGAATGTCTTTTGTGTGTCTCTAACTTCGAGACTTCATTTGTCTCTAACTTAGAGACTTTATTTGTCTCTGCTTTAGAGACAAGGTTGCTAACATGGAGACTCTTGCTGAAACGCCACGCTGAAACCTCCTTGTTGATGCCGATTTGACTGCCTTCTCTGAAAAGGCAATTCATTTCCAGCAGCTCCTTTTTTGCCTTGTTAACGTTCTGGCGGGAGATGCCGGTAATGGATGCGATCTGCTCATCAGCGATGCGGTCTGACTTCTTGTTGAAGCCGTATGTCTTACGCATGTAGGCTAGCATTATCTTCAGCTGTCGAGCGGTCAAATCAGCGCTGGCAATGGCCTCCAGAAGCTCGTTAGCGACTTTGGTATACCCATCATCGATATCGACCACTCTGCGCTCCACGGGCTGCTTTAAAGCCCCGAAAGTTGCATACGCTACGTTACTCATTTGCCCTTCTCCTTCGCTTTGGCGTCTTCCAGCATGCCTTTCAGCTTCTCGGCTACGGTTGGATTGATGGAGCGAATAAAGTCGAGTCGGGCGAGGTTTTTATGCACGCCGGTATGGCGATATTCCTGCTTTCTCATGTATAATTACTCCGTTGAAATTGCTGAGATTTCGATACTAGGCCTCGAAGCTGTTCGCGCAGCTCGGGGCTTTTTCTTTGGTAAGCAACTGCTCTATTCGAAGCAGTCTCTGCGCCACCTCTGACTCGGGCGACACAACATCCAGATAAGCAAGCGCCAGGCTCATCATCTGGAAGAAGCTGTGACGCTGCTTTCCTGATGGTCGCTTCATGCGGCTAACTGCTGCGTCATCCAGATCTAAAACTTTTGCCAGCGTTCCCTGACCACGTTCAGCCAGCTTGTTCAGTAGCTGGCTTTCAATCTCTCTCGCTTTTTTGCGATAGCTTGCAATTTCCATGACGTAAAATTCCTTTGTTGGTTAATTAATTGCGTGACATTGCAGCGAGCAAGTCACTTGGGTTTTGCTCCTGCATTTCGGCGGGAGCGGCTTCAGAGTGTTAAAGAGCGGTGTTGCTTAGGCTGCTTTGGTTTTCAGTTCTGCGAAAACCAGTTTTTCTTTCGAAACTGCCTTAAATGCTTTGAAGAATTTGGTGCCTTTCTCAATGTTCTCAGCCATCTGAGGGGATGCGCGGCGATATCCATATGCAATCTGGTCGAGATAGCCAACGGATGTCTTCGCAAGCTGAGCGAGATGAGACCAATCTTCTTTTGTGGCTTCCTGCCGCCACCGGAGAAGGTCATTAATCATCTGCTTTACCTTTTTTGTTGAAGATTAATCAAAGTTTATCTTACTGATAAATTAATGGCAAGCTGATTTATCATTCTGCATATTTATCATTTTGCTAAGTAGTGGGACTATGTAAGGCATGGAAACTAAAGAGATAAGACGCGTAAACTTGCGCGCCCTGCTGAGTGAGTACACTTCTGGCGGGCTAACGAAGGCGGAATTTGCAGAGCAGCTGGGCGTTACGGCCAGCCAGCTCAGTCAGACCACATCAGCTAATCCAGTGCGAAACATTGGTGATGCTCTTGCGCGCAGAGTGGAGGTCGCATTTGGTAAGCCGAAAGGATGGATGGATAGCATTCATTCAGGTAACGAAGGGAATCCAGGCAATGCTAGTGATTCTTTAAATTACAACTTGCAAAATGTTTCCAGAAACTATACTGATCATACATACAGGATTGAGCAGCTCGATGTGGAGATCAGTTGTGGTGGAGGAAGGATGAATAGTGATTATCCAGATATAATTCAGTCAATTGAAATTGACCCCGAATATGCAAAGCGCATGTTCGGCGGCAGGCCGGCATCTTCTCTAAAGATAACGACCGCTGTTGGTGACAGCATGAGAGGATCCGTCGAGCCTGGTGAGTTGGTGGTCCTGGATGTCACTGTCAGCCGCTTCGTCAGCGACGGCATATATGCTTTTGCATATGGCGATAGCATCCACATTAAAAGGCTTCAGAAACTCAAAGACCGCCTTATTGTGATCAGCGATAACCAGACCTATGAGAAATGGGAGATCACCTCAGAGGATGAGTCTCAGTTCCACGTACAGGGATTCGTAGTCGGTAAGTGGGAGATGAATTACACCCGCCTTGGCTAACGCCCACACCTAAACTCACTAAAGAAACCAGCCTCGCGCTGGTTTTTTTACGCCTAAAGTAAATTTGATAAATTTATTTATCCTTACCAAACATGTATTTATCAAAAAATAGACCGTATTTGATAAATTATTTATCAGCATGCTATTTACCAATCTTTATCTTTGAGATAAATTAAATCCCATCAGCAGGACGCAACGCAGCACACGGCAGGATGCCGACGCTCTTTAACATTGATGGGGTTTGTCTCCGCCGAAATGCGGGGAACCAAAGAGAAGTTGGCTTTGGGATTGGATGAATGCGCAGGCTGATGCGCAGTGGGACGTGGCTGACTCACGAGGATGGCTCAAGCGAATAAGCAAGCTCGACGCCGCCGAATAAGCGCCTTATGCCGGAGATCAGCACCGGCCATCCAATCACCTAAGCCAATTACCGGAGGTACACCATGACAGTAGTCATCACTTATCTGGCTTCCGATAACGCCAGAAATCGTCGCAGAGCGCGTCGTGCTGAAGCTCAATCACAGATTGATGCAGATTCACGCCTGGCTCGGAAAATCGCAGTAGCGGGCGCTGGATGCAGCTTAAACGTAGCCCGCGCTACATCAGCGCCTAGTCTGCGTGAGAAGCGCGAAGAGGTGGCTCTGCGCGTCAGCACCAAATACCAGAAGGTCAGCAACGAAGCTGGCCGTCAGATTCACGCAGTGCAGAAGATGCGCGGCAAATCGATTCCACTTATTTGAGGTGAAGTATGGCAATACACGCCAAAACAACCGGGTGGCTGATTGGTGGCCGGATTATTGATGAGACGCCTACCAGCTGGACTTTCCATGCAATGGATGAAAAGCGCCCGAAAGTCATCGCCAAGAACGACCAGAAAAGCAAAGTTTTCGATGGTGATAGCGCATTAGACGACGCGCTGGCATGGCAAGAAGAAACACGCAGTAGTCGTCGCGGCTATCGCAAATCTAAAGACATCGTAACGGCTCGATAAGGGCAACAGGAGAACTGAATGATAACCACGGATTACCCGCAGGATTTGAAGCAGAAATTAAGTGACGCGGTGGCCTGCTCATTTGCCTCATGCCTTCGCGAGCAGGAGTATCGAGTTGTAACTTGTGCAATTGTCGAGTTCCTCACGGCGCTAGACATGACGCAAGAAGAGGTTCGCGAGGTGTTGTTAAAAGCTGATGGCATGGATGCCGACACTGACCGGTGCATTGATGACATAAACGACGCATTTTGCGATTAACAGGCTGCCTAACCCGCAGCCTTTTTACTGGAGCTTACATGAGCAACCGTGACTGGATTATCTGCTGGATAGTGATAGCCGTGCTTATGTTGGCTGGTTATTTAGCGAGGGGGTGAGATGAGCAAAAACACAGGCGGGCCAGCATTTCCGGTTCCAGGATACAAGTTCGTAGACGAGCAGCATTTCACAAAGTACGCAAAAGCAGTGTCTGGCATGTCACTTAGGGATTACTTTGCGGCAAAGCTAATGCATGCAGTAATCGGCTCTCTTAATGGGTCGGTTACGGGTGAAGAAAAGCCTGGCGATTTTGATTATTACGCTGAATGCGCCTACAAAATGGCCGACGCAATGCTGCGCGCCCGGGGCCAGTAACCGCAAGGAGAGAGATATGGAGTGGATTAAGTGCAGTGAGAAATATCCCGGCGGGCAAGAGTGGGTTCTGGTTTATGCAGTGTATGCAAATCAGCAGGTGATTTGTTGGGACGATATCGATGAAAAATGGACTGACTTCGACGAGCAGACATATCACAAGGAAATGTTCAGTCATTGGATGCCATTACCAGAACCGCCGCCTGAGTGACACCGCAAAGCCGTTATCCGTGACGGCTTGACGATGCATTTTGCATCTAACGCACATCGGTGCGAGATAACTACGACACACTCCTTGCCAGCCTAGTGCTGGCTTTTTTATGCACTAACACCAACCAAATTAACTTGAGGTATCCCATGCGTCTTTCTTTCGCAGGGGCAGCATCGGGCTGCCCGCAAAACACTATGTTCGATTTCAAATTAACCGGCGCAGACGTTATGTCGTGGAAGCCGAAGAGCCGCTTACAGAAGCTTGTAGAGCGTCTGATTCAGGCTGTAAATCAGGTAGGCCAGCCATGAAAGCGCCAGCAGCAGTTGAGCAGTACCGCAAGCAGCAGGAAGAGCTGGAACGCCAGCGCCGAGAAGAAGAACGTCTGGCTGGTTACGACTTCACTCGCATGTTGCTGGAAAAATTAGGGCTGAGGGTTAAGTGATGAAGCTGAAACTCGAATGCGGCGAACTGAAAACTCGCGCCGGATATCGCCCAGGCATGATGGTTATCGAAGCTGATGAAGTGTCTCTGCTCGACTTCAACGGCAAGGAAATGCTTAACCAGATGGACATTAAAGACGTCATGGAGTGGCTTACAGAGCAGGGTTACACGATTCATCAGGAGATAGCAGCATGATTGACCCGGATATGTATTTCATCGAGATGATGCAGGCCATCTTAGAGCCCGTTCTCGACCAGATGACGCCAGAGCAAGCCGCAATGGAAGCGATTGCTGATTACCGTACGGAGCAACAAGAGAGTCGAATGGGAGGTGCTTCATGGGCACAGCAACGCTGATTCTCGGCGACTCAGGTACAGGCAAGTCGACCAGCCTTCGCAACCTCAATCCTGAAGAGGTCATTCTGGTGAAAGCGGTAGGCAAGCCCCTTCCATTCAAATCACGCGACTGGGCGCCGTGGGATGCGGCGCAGAAGAAAGGAACTGTCGTTAACACGGATAAGTGGGAATTCATCGTCGGCGTCATCAAGAAGGCGCGTGAGTACGGAAAGCGGATCGTCATCATCGACGACTTCCAGTACGTGATGAGCAACGAGTTTATGCGCCGCTCTGATGAGAAATCATTCGACAAGTTCACGGAGATTGGCCGGCACGCATGGGAGGTCATTAAAGCCGCTCAGGACGCTCCTGATGACCTTCGCGTCTACTTTATCGCTCACACCGAAGAGACAGCGATGGGGCGCGTGAAGATGAAGACGATCGGCAAGATGCTCGACGAGAAAATCACTGTCGAGGGTATGTTCACCATCGTTCTCCGTACCCTCACACGCGACGACCAGTTTTTCTTTACCACCAAAAACAACGGTGCCGACACGGTGAAATCACCGATGGGCATGTTTGACGCTAACGAAATCGACAATGACCTGGCATTCGTAGATGCAACCATCTGCGACTACTGGGGCTTATCCAATGTTCACAACCTGAAGGAATCAGCCGCATGAGTAATGTGATTTTCACCTACAACCAAGAAGCAGCATTAACCGCCGGACAGGGCGGTTTTATTAACGAGACTGGCGCATACGTTCTCACCATCACCGAAGCGGCGCTCACCACCTCTTCCGGCGGCGCTAAAGCTATCGAGTTCTCTGGCGAATCTGATGACGGCCGCAAGGTGCAATACCTGAGCGTCTACGTCAGCAAGAAAGACGGCAGCGAGAACACCTTCGGCGTGAATATGGTTCACGCAATCATGGGGTGTGCTGGCGTGAAGCAGCTGACCAACCACATGAAGGATGCGAAGACTTTCGTTGCTCCTGAATTCTCCGGCAAGAAAGTCGGCCTGGTGCTTCAGAAAGTGCTCCGTAGCAAGACTGACGGCTCTGATACCTATGGGCTGGAGATTCGCCTTCCGTTTATCGCGCAGACCCGCCAGACGCTACTGGAGACGGTTGAAGGTAAAAACGCCGAAGCAGTAGACCGCATGGTTGCCGGCCTGAAGGACAAGGACGAGCGCAAGAAAGCCTCAACAGGCGGTAACAGCGCAGGATACCTGGACTACCCGCAGCACGACGACGGCTTCACTCCTTTCTGATTTAACCCTCCACTAAGGCACCTGTATGAAACTTTCCCCGGCCGAATCGGCGCATTTCGCACGCCTGTCAGAAATACAGCAGGAGCGCTTTCTGTGGCGTACAGAGCAGATGACGCCGCATCAGAGGAAGTGTCAGCAGGTTGCCTATGCAGCAGCGGAGGCAGCGAGAGCGGCGAAGCGTGGCGAGGAGCACGAGCGCCGGTTAACGCCAGAGCGGAAAGCTGAAGTGCACAGGGAGTGCCTTCACATCCGCATCCATCGGCTTACTGCGATTAGCCCCGCCCTGCCCCGAATTCTGGTCACGAAGCCGGGAATTTTGTGGATGGATTACACGACAGAGCGGCGCGGAAGGTTCGGCGCTGTAGTGCAGGACTAAATATTTCGCCGCTCAGCGGCACAGGAGATAAAGATGAGTGAAGTCAGGTATGCAATTGCGATTGTGAAAGTAAAGCTTGGCAATGCTGATACGCACAATCTGGGATATCAGCGTTTCAGCATCGCAGACATGGAGGCTATCTTGGGTGTGCTGGCAAAAGCCGAATCTGAGCAGGCCGCGCTGCAGAAAAAGCTAGATGCTGCTTTGGAAAAGATTGAAGGATTGGAAGAGGACCGCCGAACTAACCTATCAATAAAAATTAACATGCACACTCAGCTTGACGAGCAGAAGCAAAAGCTAGGTGCTCTGGCGGCGGAGAACGACCAACTACGCAAATGGCTTGTATCCGACACGATGGTACCAATCGATGAGACAGAATTTTCCGCTACCGATGCATACATCAACTCTGTGCGGGCGGAGGGCGTGCATATCTTCCTGAAAGAGAATCCAGCCGCGTTAGGGAATGGTGCCATTGAGTCACTAAGAAAAATCTTTTTGCCTAAAGTTGCTTCCGGGCAACTCAACGCCCAGCTCCGCGCCGGACAGGAGACCAAATGATGCAACTTACCGAAGAGCAGAGAAAGGCGCTGATTGGCCTGTGCAAAATTGAGGCTAAGCGCTGGAAAGCTGCATCAGATTCCAACCCTAACATGCGATACATGGTCGAATTGATGGAAATCGCGCTCACGGCGCTAACGGCGGAGCCTGACCTTTATAGAGATAGCCAAGGCTGCTTTGTGACCAAGCGTAAAGGTGAAAAACTGATTAAAGCCGGGGAGCTTGTTAAACCGCTTTACACCACGCCGCCCGTCCCGGCGCTACGGCTGCATGATTTTGAAGAGGACGAATCCGCATTTCGTGATGGCTTGAATGCGCTGATTGACTGCCTGGAAGATTGCGGAGACGCAGAGCAGGGGCTGAGATTAGCGTTAAGAGCAATGACGGCAAACGCACACCTGAACGCCGCCGCGCCGCAGCCGGTGAGAGTGAATTTAACCGGCATCATGGCCTCTTTCCCTGCTGTGGGTGAAGGGATTTATCTTGAAAAAGCTGGAGTTGAAAGAGCTATCCGACAAGCAGGCGGCCAGATGGAGGGAGAATAGATGATTAGCGACAAAAGGCTTGAGCAGTTAGCAGACGTGAAAATGATATGCATCTGCAAGGATGCGGAGTATCAAGAGATGGCAAAGGAATTGCTGGCGTATCGGAAGGCGAGCAGTTGGATCCCTGTTAGCGAGCGCATGCCGGAAGAGAACACAGAAGTTTGGGTGTGGGGTAAAAGTGATGACCTGGAAACCTACCCCATGATTGCTGAGTGGGACCCGGATATGTGGTATGGAATCGACAGAAATCTGGATAGCTGTACAAAGATATTCAACGTGACGCACTGGATGCCACTGCCACCGAACCCCACCAATTGACCCCTCCCCCGCCCTGATATACTGTTTATGCAAACAGTATCAAGGCGGATATATGCGCACATTCATAAGCGGCGTCGCGTTCTATATGCTCGATGAAGGCGAGCGCCTGACTAAGGCTCAGGTCTACAGCAATCAGCACACATGCGGCTATGTCATCTGGCCGCGTGACGGGAAATGGGACGTGCGTAAGATGGGCCTGCAGGGCTGGGAGAAGATAAGCGATAAGCTATTCGACACAGAAAACGAGGCTTTAGTTTTCGCATACGATAAGTATTGCGCTGAAGAAGAGATTAAGAGCCGGGCATGGCGTCGGTAGCGGTATACTCAGCGGAGGAGGATTGACCATGTCACACAATATCGCAGCACGAAGCAAAGAAGAACGCGACCGGATGAACGTCGATTTGGCGGCTTCTGGCGTTGCTTATAAAGAGCGCATGAATATGCCGGTAGTGGCGTATGAAGTGGAGATGCAGCAGCCAGAGGTGCTTCGGGCGTACTTTCAGGAGCGGTTGAGGTTCTACAGGGAAGAGTCGAATAAATACCCGCGGGGTACGGATCCGGTTTATCAGAAGGAGGAAACGTAATGCCAAGTTGCTTAGTATTCAGAGCTGGTGAGAAGGTGATAGACCTGAAAATAAAGGTGGAATCACCGGTATATTATTTTGCCAATCTCCGTACTGGCAAAAAAGATGCCTGTCATGTTCATGAGTACGTAAAGGTAGACGAGGTGACCAGTGCCAAAACCGTCTATCAGGTTGCTTATGATACGCAGCCAACAAATGAAGAAATTGAGCGAGCCATCATTGAGCTGAGAGCAGTACCGATAGAAGAATTCTGAATATGAACAACCTGCTCCGGCAGGTTTTTTTACGCCCAAATTTTGGAGATGCCCCATGAAAATTGATATTGGTGACAAGTACGTCCTGACCGCTGACCAGTTCCAGTTTATCGTGCAGGAAAAGAAAATAGTTAAGGAAGGCAAGAACGCTGGCGGCGAATATCTCGCGCTGGTCGGATACTTCCCGAAGCTCAGCCAGGCGATTGCTGGTCTTATTCATCTCGACGTGCAGATGTCGGATGTGCAATCGCTGCAGGAGATGGCTCAGCGCATCAACCGTATCTCTCTTCAGTGCGAGAAAGCTTTCAGTGAGGTGGCAGCATGAGCCATGCCGACATTCTTGATGAAGCAGCAGAGCGCGCGCAGCAGTTGATAGAGGTTGCGCTGGCTAATCGGCCGCGGCCGGCGGTTGAGTTCACCGGTAAGTGCCACTACTGCGAAGAGACGATAAGCAAGGGGCATTACTGTTCTGCAGAATACAGGCAAGACGATGAGCGAGCGAGGTGGGCGGCCAAGCAACGCTCAGTCGCATGAGCACCATCAGCGATATCACACAAGGCGAGTTCACTCTGTGGCTCGTCTTTTTTATTGCCCTTTTTGTGGCCTGGAACTGGCCGTATAAGGAGTAGAGAATGGAATTGCGTGACGACACACTCGTTGACCTGAAATTCATCATGGCCGATACTGGTTTCGGCAAGACCTTCATCTATGACCGTGTGAAAGACGGTACACTCTGCAAGCCCATCAAAATCAGCGGCCGCTCTCGATGGAAGTATCGCGATCACATCGAGTTCAAAAACAAGCTCATCTCCGGCTGTAATGGGTAA